CAAATCATCGGGGCGACTTAATTTGAATCAGCGGCCTCTGGTTCCCAAAACCAGCGCTCTAACCAAGCTGAGCTACGCCCCGTCTGTTTATTTTACAAAGATTAACTAAAAATGTTTACGATTTAATTGGGGTACTTGAGGGGAATTGGACCCCTATTCTCTGCAGTCACAGTGCGGCGTGTTAACCACTACACTACAAGTACCTAATGACCCAGAGTGGAGTCGAACCACTGTCGAGAGCTTATAAGGCTCCCGTTCTTCCGTTGAACCACTGGGCCAGTGTTAATGGGCCACCCCGGACTCGAACCGGGCACCCCCACGTTATCAGCGTGGTGCTCTGGGCCAACTGAGCTAGTGACCCCTAATTAAACGTTTAATCACGGACCATGTTAACTGCTTTTTATTTAAGACTTTTACAGTAACATAATTTTGGCTTTGAACTCTGCGAATCTTATCAGCATCCTTCTTTCGTAGGTAATCATTCTTTGGTTCAAGATAAACATCAAAGTCCGGTAAATAAAAATCAGGATAATATCTATGTGCTTTATTTTCTTTATCAATCCAAGGTAATGGTAGTGGGCGAGTCCAGGAGATGTTATTTTTATCTAGACTCTCTGCAACTTTGACCTCCCAGCTGGAACCTAGAATAACGATAGAATTATCTTTTTTCTTGTAGTAGATCTTGCGATTTGAGTGTTTTTTCTTGTACTTGCCCCTCTTTTTAACATCTTTTCGTTTGTATTTCTTGAAACATTTCTTGTGTGAAAAGCGAGATCTTTTCGAAAAAAGTCTTTTAGTCGACATCTCATAAATAACAGAAAATTAGTGAGTTATGAGATGAAGCAAGACCAGTTTTGAGGCTGGTCTTGCTAAAGTACAAGAGAGGCTACCTACGTCTAACTATCTTCAAAACTAAATCTCTAGTTAAACCATCTATTGCGTCCAAAACATGAGCGATGGCCTCTTCTTCGTCTAAACCTTCCTCTAAAGCACCTTGATAGCATTCTCTGATTAAAGATTCTTGCAGATCAGCAGCAATCTTCTTGAGTTCTCTGACTGGGTTCATTTGTTTTGACTCTTAAGAAATGTCACTCAAATCTTTACCATGGGGTTTGACTGTGTTCATATAGAAGGACGCCATGCCGCGCACTGATGGGTCATCGCTCTGCATAGCTTTTTTTGCACATGCAATGCATGGACCCTTAAAACCTTGTCTTTTGCAATATGCAGTAAATCTCCCCTCTTTGAGATCTGTAGGCCAACCATTTTCTTTTGAAGATTTATCTAAAGATTCTTCTAACTCAGTAGCGATCTTCTTTAACTCCCGGACTGGGTTCATTTTGACTCTCTTACAAAGTCACTCTGACATCCAAGAATCAATTTCAGTTGAGTCTTCTGCATTCTCCCACTTAAAAAGTGCCACACTTGCGGCCCAAGATTTTGCGTCTTCAAAATACTCTTGTGCATCAGATCTAGACCAAAACCTATGTCCAAACTCACGTCCATCATGGTAGTAACCACCAACGCTATATGGAACAAAAGATTCCAACTCAGATGCAATCTTCTTTAGCTCTCTAGCTGGGTTCATTTTTTTCTCCAAAATAAATAACTATTCACTCAAAGTAGTTCTTCTGCTGGGTTCATATCTTTCTCTTTTAAATAGAACTGTATTTTCTGGATTTTAGTAACTGGAATTTTTATTTAGATTTCACAATTTTAAAATGAATACCAGTAGATCCTGTTTGATTCATAACAAAATCTAATTTAAACTTAGATAACTCATAGGCTATAGTTTTTATCAAATCAAAAGGATCATCTGTAGCTGCCCAAACCCAATCCCCGATGGGCTCCCCGTCTTCATCTTCCTCTATTTCAGAATCATCTTGAATAATCTTACTCACCTTTTTTTGACAACTCATTTGCAATCTTTTTAAGTTCTTCTGCTGGATTCATTTTTTTTGACTTTCAAAAAATCAAGTAACATTTTTAGATAAAGTATTAGTGAATTATAAAAAAAATGTGAGCATGTGTTAAAATTAGTACTTAACTCCAGTAGAGAGGCGAACTCCTAATCTTCGGCTTAATAGACCGCTATCTTACCTTTAGACCACACTGGAATAAATTATTTACTGTTTCTCATCTACAAACCTAACTTTTGTAATCATTTCAGACAATCCGTTTTCAAACTCTAAAATCTTCTTTATGTCAATTAACCCCAATGGACAGATCTTTTCCCTACAATTACCCTCTGTATCTTCTGGATTCTTGGTGTGATTACAGAAAATCAAAGCAGGCAAAGATTCGCGAAACTTTGGACCGCCAGTCTGTTCATTTTCTTCCCACTGACAGCATTGGAACTTGCACTGCTTACCAAACCAGTCAGACATAACTACCTCAAATTTTGATGAAGATTCACCAGAATAAATATCAAACTCACTGCCTCGGCGCGACTCGAACGCACATACTGGGATCCAAAGTCCCATGTCCTGCCAATTGGACGACGAGGCAAAACTTCAACTAAACTCTTCTACTTCTTTTCTTTCTTATACGCTTCCTCAAGATTTTTGTTTATTTCTTTTATAAGCAAATTCCTTCTTTCTATAGCTTGAAGTATGCTTTTTTCAAGTTCTATGTCAACTTCATCTTTAGAATTTAACTTCAAAGCTTTTGCTGCCATTATGTCTTCCCCATAAACATAACAAGTATCAGTCCAAAAACGCGGCAATACAGTAGCAATGCTTAGAGCAACATTATCTTCCGTGAGAAGATCTATTTCTTCTTTTAAAGCGTCAAAACCAATCTTTTTAGCTTTTGCTTCATTCTCAGCGACGACAAGAGCTTCTACTTCAATACGAACGGTAAAGCATTTCTTTGACATTTTTGGATCCTTAATAAATTTAATACCCCGCAGGAGAGTCGAACTCCTGTTGCCAGAGCGAAAGTCTGATGTCCTCACCGCTAGACGAGCGGGGCGCTTAAATTTCTCTAACAATCTTCTTTATTTACTTTTATCTTACAAAGATTAGATCATTCTATTTATAGAATAAGAAGTTTAAGCATTTTGGTTTGACGCATTGTAGAATTAGGTTGTAGCTTCTATATAAGCAGCTTGTGATATATAGGCTGTTTCTCGATTTGGGGTGAGATAACCCATTGCTTCAGACAAAAAAAGTTCACCACCAACATAACTCCAAATAGGTGAAACTATACCTTCTTTTACATCAGGCGGAAGTTCTGTAATTGTTATATCATCCCCATCCAGCATTTCCGAAAAATACATATTTAAATGAATAAGATCGGAAAGAGTCCACTCAGGAGTTCCACTTGGTGTTACTCTCAAACCTGTCCAAGGTATTTGATTCATTTCTTCGACAAATTCATTAACATTGTCCCATTCATGCTGAGCAACAGCATCTCGAAGAGTCTTTACATTATCAACTCGGTGCAAAATCACATAAGGACCGTCATCTTTGAGTTGAAAGGCAAGTTTTCTTAAATTAGATACTATACCCGATTTTTTCATTTAAGGTTCCTTAAATTAGGTTTACTTTGCATTTTAAAAACTTATTAAATAGCGCCTCTATAAATAGAATATTAAAATCTTTTCTTATTCTCTAAGTTTATCAAAAGCAGTCATTTTACTAGGTTTCACTAAAAAATCCTTTCTCATCCTTTAACTCTTCAATTTCTATGCCACCTTCTCTTAACCATTTTGCTACTAGATGTCTGTGACAAAATTTGCCTTTGCCCTCATAACATACTAAAATAGCATCATTACCTAAATCTCTAAGAACCTCTTCTTGTGTTAAATTTCTATCTTTTATACATTTTAAGTAGATCTTTGTGTACTCTTCTTCATTGATTTTACCTGATTTGTAATCTTTAACTAACTGCATTGGTGGCCCTAACTTGGCGTAGTGCTTACCCTTAAACCACCAGGGTTTTCCAGAAGTAATTGCCACTGCATTTGGATGATTCTTGCATTTTGCGAAGTACGATGTTTTCATCTGATTTCTCTTAAAGTTGATGTGGCAGGTAGGAGTTGAACCTACACAGGCGTAGCCGGCGGATTTACAGTCCGTTGAGCTCACCGATGCTCAGCTGCCACTAATGGACTGGATGGGGTTTGAACCCACGACCTCTGCATTGCAAACGCAGCGCTCTCCCAGCTGAGCTACCAGCCCAAATTTACTTTCTTCTACGACCATAATCCCAACGATCTTCCCAGAAAAGGTCTTTTGAATAATCACCTGGATGTGGATACTTTTCCTCAAATGGCTTGTTTAAACGCTCAGTATACCACTCACGCCCAGCATCTGTAAGATCTTCTTCCCAAAACTTTTTTAGTTCCTCACTCACATCGTCGTTGTATTCTTCTTGAGGCTGACACATCTGATCATATTTAATCAAAGCATCTTCGATCATTTGACTGTGACGAATAAAAATTGTACTCTTATCGGAATCAACGAAAACATTATCTCTAAAGCTGCCTGAAATTGAAACATCATGAAAACTAGATCTATAGGCATGAACAGCTTGCAATTGAATTTCAGCTAACACAGGTGGCGTAATTTTCTCACATATAAACGCTCTTAAAACCAACTTGACTTTTCGTGCGATTTCTGATCGCAAATTTCTAAATTTAAATTCTGACATTAAATCTCTCCTAAAACCAAATTATGGACCTGATCGGGCTCGGACCGACTGCCTCCTGCTTGCAAAGCAGGCGCTCTAACCAACTGAGCTACACCCCGTCTTCTTGATCAACAGCTAACGCAGCCCCAGTCTTTAAAAAACACTGCAAGCTGAAATCATCTTTTTCTTTTAAAAGTTCTAAAATGATTTCCTGTTCGAAATGCCATCTCTCAGCGTTTGGTAAATTTTGTTTAATTGCACTTTGAACTTCTAAAAGACGCAAGGCTATTTCTTCCCTAGAGCTCCTAAGAAATCCACGAATTATTTTAAAACGAACAATATCCCTCATTCTGTACTCTTTAAATTTAACATTAATTTTACAAAGATTAACTAAAAATGTTTACGATTTAATTGGGGTACTTGAGGGGAATTGGACCCCGATTCTCCGCGTCCACAGCGCAGCGTGTTAACCGTTACACTACAAGCACCTAAAGCCGGAAAATGGATTCGAACCAATCAGGGGCGTAATCCCCTACGCAAGGGGCCCCGGCAACCATCTTTGCTTCCGGCATTGTTATTACATTAAACAAGACCAGTTGTTTACTGGTCTTGTTTAGTAATTTTAGATTAACTTAGTCGTAATCTAAAGCAATTATCAACTCTCCCGCTCGAGGAGAATTTACGATAATAATATTTCCGCCAACCTCAGAAGTTTCATAACCTACCCCAAGATTTTCTGGTTGTTTATCCAAAATCATTACTTCCGTGTCACCACCCCCACCATAAGGTGCAAGGGCGTATCCTGAACGTCCAATAGAATCTATAAATTCTAGCATTCCTTTTCTATCTCGTGAAGCAAAAACCTTATATTTTGTATCTGATTGAAGTAAGTAAATACCTCCTTTAAGACTTTGTATACCGACAGCAGAAAGATCACCAAGTTCAATAAAATCTTCAAGAGCATCAGCAATCTTTTTGAGTTCTCTAACTGGGTTCACTTGTTCACCTCAAAAACAAAAACTAAATATATTTTTGAATAAAGTATTAGTAAATTATAAAAAATATTAATATCATTGGAAATGATATTAATATTCATCTTTCTAAGTAGAAATTGAACCTGCAGCTTTGTGACTAAAACCACTTACTCTACCAATTAAGATATCGAAAAATAAATTATATATTGTTTCACACGATTTAATTTAGCGTAATTTCACTTTTCACCAATCTGTGTATTATCGCTAAACAAAATAGACTTTGGCTCCCAAATCACTTTCATATTTTCAAGAGATGTATTTCTTAATCTAACATGTTCGTCCATAAATTGATTAAAATCAATACTACCAATCCAGTCTATCTTAGCATTGGCATCTATTGAATCTGATATTGTTATTCTTAAAGAGGAAATTTCTGACCCAAATAAATCTGTAAATCGAATAACCCCAGTAAATGCTCTAATCTTTTTATTAGATAAATTCTGACAATCACATTTGAATAAAATACGATCATTCATCCGTCCTGCACGATAATTAGATTTATCAAACATCTTCTCAACAACTGTAACCATTATAGTACGACGAAGTTCTTTTCCAAGATCCTCATGGCGTTTTTTGGCTTCCTGAGCAATTCTTTCTTCTTCAACGACTTCTTTCTTTTTATCTGCTTCCCATTTCTTTTGTGTTTCAATTATTTCACCAAGAGTCTTTCCAGTAACAGATGTAGATTTACCTTGAAGTGATTTTTCCATACCATTACGAAAATTAAATGCTATTAACATTCTGCACTCGCCGAATGTAAGTCCATGAACATCTTCTAGATCTTCGAAATAATCTTCTTTCTCTATTTTAATCTTTTATGGACTCGATCGGACTCGGACCGACTGCCTCCTGCTTGCAAAGCAGGCGCTCTCCCAGTTGAGCTACGAGCCCATCTTCTCTTAACGAATGAAACGAGCTTTAAGACTCACTTAATAGTAAAAGGATCTTCGCCAATCTGAAAATTCTTAAAGTGTTTCATTCCCAGAAGACCAATTTCTTCTGGTTTCAAGCCATCTAAAGTTTGAATCTCTTCTTGATGTGTAATTCCTGGGCTACCATCTGGAGCTTGAGTGATCTTTAAACTTTCAATCAAATAAGAAATCTGTCCCTCTGCCAGATCTATACCGAGGATCTTGGCGAATGAAGCAAAACCTTCCTGTGGCTTGTCGTTAGAGTTCATACCAACCTCCAAACTAATAATGACTACCGGGCCTCCCTAACAATTCTTTAAGTAGCAAAATATCGCTACTTTGCCAACTAATTTCTACAGATCCACATGGCCCCCTACCTGGAGTACCCCTTGGACAGTCGACTCTAAGCCAAGAGGAACTTATAATAAAACTATCCGAAAATATGGCTATTGTACTGTATGAAGTAGGAATCTGTTTTCTGTTTTTCAAATAAGAAGTAATGGGATCTGAAATGCTGCTCTTTGCTTTTTCATAAAACTCAATATTTTCGCCATATCTCACATATGTATAAAATCCATCTTTTAATTCTGAAACTCTTAATTGCTTAACATTCTCATACATTTAACACCTCCAGTCTGATATTATATTAGTGCGCGAGAAGAGACTTGAACTCTTACACCTTACGGTACCAGATCCTAAGTCTGGCGCGTATGCCAATTCCGCCACTCGCGCTACTTCTTCTTTTTCTTCTCCTTAAAGCAAACACTAAAATCTTTCTTTTTCCTGACCCACTTAATCCAAGTTTGTATTTGTGGGTGTTCTCTAATCGCTTGTAGCGTGTCTAACTCTAATTTTAAAACATTGTTATCAAATAACTGATGTAATGTGTCACCACAATTACAACAAACTAAAATAGATTCTTTACCATCCTTGCTCTTAGGCACTAAATGATGTTTTTCTTGATAATGTGGCGGAGTTGAGCGCCCACAAATAGCGCATATAGTATTTTCTGTTGTTTGCATCTTATTTCTCTAAACTTGCTTATTTTACAAGAAGCAAAAAAGAATGTTTACGGAAGCGACGGGACTTGAACCCGCAATCTCTGGATTGACAATCCAGCACGTTAACCAATTACGCTACGCCTCCATAAACAGGGTGAGGATTTTAAACCTTCACCCTGAGAGTGTTAAGTGTTACTGATCAAGCCTGTGACCCTCAGATCACGTTTGGCTAAACTCAAATTATCAAAGATCAAATCTTACGGGCTGGCCGCGACTTGAACGCGGAGCACCGGCTTTGGAGACCAGCATGTTGCCAATTACACCACCAGCCCATTTGAAGCAGGTGGAGGGAATCGGACCCTCGTCTCCAGGTTGGAGGCCTGGAATGCTACCATTGAACCACACCTGCGCATTTCCATGATCAACACCTAAATAAAAAACCCCTTAAACCTTTTGGGCTTAAGAGGTCTCTAAAATTTTGAACTTCTTGCTGACCTCTTACGGCCCAAGCAGCTGTTCATTGGTATAATCGATACCAATGAACGCTGATGTTCCACAATTAGCTTGTGGGCACCAACTTATTGCTGCGAGATGTAAGAAGTCTCTTTGCATTTAAATAGATCTACCTATTACCACTTTAATTATACAAAAATTTAAAAATAAATTTACTAATTTTCTAGGAAATTTATAGATTATTTCTGGATTTTAGGGTTTGATCAAAAATAAAACTCAAACTTTTTAAGTTTGAGTTTTATTTTTTAAAAATTTGTGTCTAGGTTTATACGTTTTTAACTCGATTATAGCCTACTGCGCAGGTTAAACGTTATGACCACCCAGTTCAAAGGAAAGATTGGACGATAGAAAGCCTCCACCACAGGAGTTGTTGCATCACCCGCTGGGTCAATTGTGGCACTAACTCCCTTATACTCACCAATGATCTCCGCTTGTACCAGCATTTTCAATGTATTTGCTAACGCTGTCTCAATATCCCCAAGCACTGTATTTAGGAACTTAATTCCAACGAATCTCTTCAAATTAAATCTGGCAACTTGCTGAACATAATCAGAAATCGCTGTAACCGAAGGAGTACGCGTCAACACATTGTCCATATTCGTTGTTAAAGATTGCCTAATCACCAAGTTTGGATCAAGATCAGCAATTACAGTTAAACCAGATACAGCGCACTGATTTTGTTCAACCGAATCAAGTTCTCTAGTTAATCTCTTAAACCCAACTAATAACTTATTTGTCATCGGTGTTGCAACATCATATTGCGGTGCAACATTTAAACCAGTAAAAGCTGCTGCCAAGAAAGTTCCGTCTATTGCATACTCTTGCTCAGAGCCATACTCATCAATTAAACCAATAATTACGCCATCTGGATATAAACCCCACATACGATTGGAATAAGTATTGCGAGCAACAAGCTGTGCAGTTTCTGGTGTAGTCCCTAAACCAAAACCAAATACACCAACCCGCTCTGCGCGGTATCTAATAGAGCTCATTTTTTCAACATGAGCTTTTAAAGCAGATCGAACTGTATCATCTGTTGTCAAGGGCAAAATAAAATTGGGATTATAAATTCGCTGTATTGGTTTCTCCAAATCAGTTAGTGCTGCGATATAACTTGCAGCTGATGCATATTCTTCACCAGGCTCTTTAAGTACCTGGCAAAGACCGACAGCAACTGCCCCATTCTGGAAAGCTAAATAAGCCGCTAATGTCAACTCATTCTTAGTATCTAGCGTTCCAAAATCTCGCTCAACATCTTTAAAGCGTGAATATAACTTACAGCTATAGTCTGTCTTAGCATAGGTATATGTGACATAATAGAAATCACCAATCGCTGGCTCATTACCTGATTTATCATAAGTGCAAAGTACTGCTGTATCGCCAACCCCAACATCCGTTGTATTTGTAACAGTTGTTCTTAAACCGGATATTGATAAGATCGGCTGAACACTTGTAGTATGAAGAGCAACCGTCTCGAACTGTAATGTATCACCAACTTGATAGGTAACTGTCGAACCTTGTCTAACTGTAAATCTAATACCTGTAACACCGTCAATATATGTCTTTTCTAGCTCACCTGTACCGGCTGAACCACTTGGTGCTAATGAAGAAGCAACGCTATAGGTCGTTGAAGAATCAAATGTGACGGTTACCACTTCAACTGGCGAATACCCAGGTATTGTCTGTAAGTCTGCAAATGACGTCGGAATAGCATCTAGCCCAGTCGGCCACCTTACACCCTCTGTCGCAAAATCTGGGTCTGCAACATGGTCTTGAGATATGTTGTGTCTTAGGTAATTTGCTGCGCCATGGTCGCGGCTTGCGATTGTATATGTACCAACACCAGTAACACCTGGCGTTACAACAGTTAAAGTGTAACAATCATCCGCCAATAGATTGTAATAATATGTGGCATAAACTTTGTGTCCAACAGGTGGCGGAGTTAGTAGAGTTACAGTCTTTGCACTACCATCAAGATGTATTACATCAACTGCACCAGCATTAAAAGCATTAACAGCACTTGTTCCTGTAAATACTCTAATATTTGCAATATCATCAGTAACTTTATCGCGACCACCACCATCTACTGGTTCTCTTGAAAGAGTAAAAGTCTTTAAAATACCGTTACCTGTCCCGATTGGGTCCATGTACAGAGCATTATCTACAAGGAGTCTTGAAATTTGTGTTGAGTCAAAATATTCAGAACCAGGAGTATTTGTTCCAGTCAATAATGTAGCAGCTGCTCCCCACTCAATTTCATCATTTATTAGAACGAAATCAACGCCCTCAATGAAATCTGAGGAATCAGGTGAATAACCAACTCGTGTAATTGAAAGAGCACCCTGATTATATAAATCATCCCCGGTATCCTGATATCTATTGTAATAATAAGTAACAGTAAATGTTGCACCAAGAGTTGGTGCAGTAGTCATTTCAATTAAACCACTAACGCCAGAAAGAGATTTAGCAACAACTGTAGAACCATTTACTTTTACAATAATCTTTGTAACATCATTTGTAATAATTCCGCCACCAGAACCATCAACAACTGGCACATAAAAAACTTTAAAAATTTTATTTGTGCCGTCTACTTGATCTGAAAGATCTTCATCTGTTCGAAGAGTATCTGTCCGGTTATAATAATAAGTACAAAGGACTACTGCACCAGCCGCTGGGGCCGAGTCCAAATAAACTTTACCCGTTGAACCAGTAACTGCAGATACACCGACTGGTTGACCGTCAACTAAAACTGTTATATCCCTTGGATTTGTGGTCACCTGACCCTGCCCAGTACCTGTAACAATGGGATAATTTGTAACAGTAAAATCTCTATTCAAACCAGTAAAATGTGCTGACTCATTTTCTTTAGCAATTAAATTGTCAGCAACTGAAGAAGAGCCTCTAAACAACTCATCAGTTGCGTCAAGTGTTTCGCTTCCAACACCAATAAATACTGGGAAACGAATAGCACCAGTGAAACTAGGAGTTGTTTGATCTGTTAACGTTCTAGTATATGCACCTGGAGGGGCATATGATGTAAAAGGACCAACCACATCTGCCTCCTACTTTTCAAAGTAACGTTCAAAGTTATTCTGTATGTATTTTTGAATTAGTACATTATTAGACAATCACTTCCCATCATCAAACTGAGATAAACCCTGAGCTTCCCTTTTTTTACGGTGTGTTTGTAATGCTGTATCAAATTCATTAAGCATTTTCTTTCGGCTACCTGTAAGCTTAGGGTCATTAATAGGTTGATATTCAATCACACCATTATCCCCTGTAGAAACTCGTTTTAATTTTGCTTCTTTCGCTGCTTCACGAAATTCCTTCTTCTCACGTTCTCGTTCTTCAAAAACTGGTCTAATTTTCTTCTCAATTGTTTCGCCAATACGATGATCTATCTCTTTATCAGAGGTTGTTGGGTTATCCTGATATGGTGTTGAACTATGAATAACTGGAGGTGCCATTTGTGAGATAATTTTACTACATTCTTTCTTACAAATTGGGCAATCAAAAGTAATGGTACCTACTGGAACAAGGCGCTCGAAAATAGCAACACAATCATTGCATTTAAATTCATATAATGGCATGTGTTCTCTCCTTTAAGAAGAAAGACGTTCAAAATTCTTAAAACCTACGCGAAGTACTGGGTTTTCATCCGGCAAGATTTCTCTTAACTGTATGGAAGAAGTTTCCTCACCACCCTGCTGACGGACTGCCATCTCACCACCCAAAACATAATCAAATTTTCTAAACGAAAATGGTAATGGCTGATGTAGCTCCCAGTCTGATTCCATATTTAGCGTAATTGAAGTTAAGTAGTATTGCTCTCCCGAAGTTTCATTATAAACTTCCTCGGATTCCCCATTATGTGAAACATTCTTAATTACAAAACCTTCGCGATCAAGCCGGGGCTTTAAACCCTCCCATAAAATCGAAAGAGTAAGATCTGTGAGTTCCTCACGTTGAATAGGGTCTTTAGCATAAACATCTAAAGAGATCGAGAAATCCCATTTGCCACCATAAGCCTGAGCAACATGTTCGCGTGTATTACGAATAATCACCGCTTGTTTATCACCTTCTTTAATACCACGCTCAAAAGCAAGAACTACACCTTTAATTGCAAGATTGTTACTTCTTTCTGGTATTAATGGATATGGGCCGCGAGAAACTCCAGGGTATTTATAACTTACTGTTAATATGGTCCCACTTGGCATGCTTGGATTTATTAAAGTTAAAATACCTGTTTGAGCATCAACTGTATATTCCTGATCTTTAATTAACTCAATTCGATCATCTCGCCAAACATCAACTGTTTGAGCAAATAGAGGGTAATGAGGAAGTTGGAATATAGTTTGAGAACCATCATAATCATCTGTTAAACTTGCATTTTCAATAACATAAACCGGATCAATTACAAACTGGTTACTACCAGTAATTTCAACAAAATAAATTCCTTGAGGCTCAAGTACGCGATATGCGTAAGTTATATTAACTGTAGTTCCGATACGAGGTGTTTGTTCTAGAATAATTTGACCAGTCAATGGCATAATACTAAGAGGTAACACTAGAACACCATTTATAGTTACCCTAACAGAAAATGGCTTTTCAGCATATTCACCTGTGCGAGCATCAATCAATGGAAAATTTGTAGTTTGTAAAGTTCGTATTGTCCCGTCAAACTGACTAGATACATCCTCTGAGGTTGTTACCAATATGTTTTCAATATCTTCGCGTACCCACTCAATAGAACGTCCTTCATAATTTTGAACCCGAGCCAAATAAACATGACTAACGATTGTACCTAAAAAATTATCAGGTGATAGTTTAATCAGATCACCTGAAATATTTTTAACAACAATGCCAAAAGAAGGGCGTTCTTCAAAAGCAAATTTATTCTGAATAAATTGTTCAACATCTTTGAAAACTGGATGACCACGAAAAGAAGCTTTAAGTTCATCAATAATTCTAAACTTGACAGTTTTGCTCAAGCGCCCGATATTTATTTTAGCAATTTCAACTGGTGGTGTTGGTAAAACGGCCATAATTAAGATTCCAAACCATATTCTTTATAGAGAGCTTTTATTGCAAAATGATGTTTTCGGAACTCTGACATATTCTCAAGAGCTTTTACTGGGTTAATATGATTCCGACGATAATAATCTTGCATTACAAGAGATTTTACTTGTGTTCGGCAATTCATTGTAACACCGTCAACAAGCCAAGTATGCTGGCTGGATCTAGTTACTTTCATGCTCCCCACTCCGCCAAAGTATACAAGTCTGTATACTCATAATCTAAAATTTGACCTAAAAAGTCATCTAAATTATCACCTCGCCCATATGCCTTCAAAAGAGATCTCAAACCCACTTCATAAAACCTTTGAGCATCACTCAAAGCACCCTGTAAAAGATTAAGAGTATCTTTTTGAGCATCTATATCTAACTCATCCCATGGTACAATTAAATTCTCTGGGTTTTCTACAGATTCTAATGCGTTTAAGATAGCTTTAAATTTATAATCAGTCTTCTCTATAACTTGATTTAAAACTATCTTAATCTCATTACAAAGACGAAAATACTCCTCCTTTGAGACATTGTCAGCATAGCGTAAAAGAACTCTTTTAGCATACTGGTTCATAGATTAATACCAAAAAGTCTATTTAGTGAAATGTATAAGTTAATTATTTAATGAAAGGGGGAGAACTACTCTTTTGAGCGCTTAGATTTCTTGCGTGGAGATTGTTCTTCAATTGGTTGGGACTTAATTGAAGAAGCGCTCTTCTTTTGAATAGTTGGGAAGGATTTCTTTAAAACAGTAACCCAATTAGTGCGAATAGCACTTCTAAGGGTAGAAGATTTTGCGTATTCAGCCTCTGAAAAGTTACCAATTTCACTTAAACGAAGAGTTCTTGAAATTTCTGAAAAAGAAAGACTTTTCACATTACATTGAACTTTAACTTGCATTTCTACCTCTAGACAGTAACAGCCGTAATCTGATTATTCAAAGCATTATAACCCATAGCCTTGAACGGCGTAAAAGTTCCATCAGTTACAAGATGAACATCCATGGTAAGGGTCGCTGGCCCATAGTATGGATAAAGTATAAAGATTTCTTGTTGAATTGTGTGGGTTTCCATAGTTACTCCTTGTTCTCTTGAATGTCAAAATCCGGCATATCAGAAGATTCAAGAAAAGACGAATCACCCTGTGGCATTCCCTGAACAATAATAAAGACCGGAACATCACTACCAATCTCAGGCATCTCTTGCTGAATCTGTTCCATAAGAGATTGCAGATCAAAATTAGGCATACCATTAAGCTCAGTTTGATTCATAGGAGGCTGCGAATCAAGTGCTGGCATACCACATTCAGGGCAACAATTACAAGCTTTTTTAGCATTTTCAAGCATACTGGCGACCTTGAGCAAAGCTCCAGCAACTTTAGCCTCTAAATCCTCGCTGACAACTTTTTCACCCTTATAGGCTAAAATAGCATCCCAAACATATTTCATCAAACCAAAAAGATTATTCTTTGAATCAATAACAGATCTCATCTTCTTTTTGGATTTATCATTAATGTTAGAATGGTCAATCTTTTCAACTAGAAGCTGTTTAGCAGAATCAAGATCAAGTTTCTCAATCTGTTGAGCAACATCTTCTAGAACAGAAACAAAGTCACTGCGATCTGACATGCTACTTACTCCAAAAATCTATTAGAATACAAAATTAGTAGTTTAATACTCGATGTTCTCAAAAGTAATCGTTCTACCTTTAACCTGCGGCTTATCCTCTTTCTCTGGTTTATCTGTTATAACTGGACTATCTGTTGTAACACCTGGTGGTTCTCGTGTATTATCAACAATTGGTATTGGTCCATCAATTGTAGCACTTGGATTTACTGGAACCTTATATCTAATATCTTTCGTATCAATATATTGAGCATTAAAGTGTTGCTGAAAGATAGCACCACTAGCACCTTCAGGTGTTATTGCACCAACTGAATATCTCTCACCGTTTGGTCTAACAATAAAATCTCTCTGAGAAAGTAATGGGCTTGGTCCAGTCCAAGTGTTAAATGAATAATTAACATTTAAACCTAATTCAGTTAAATCAATATTTTTTGGAGCCTCTGGCGGGGCAATAATAACTTCAAAGGGGCCATCATAACCACCAACAAACCCTGTGCCATAACAAATTGGGCAATCATTGTAACTGCGCTTATGTGTATCAGACCAATCTGTACAACGCTGCCCCATCCATTTGCGAATAAAAACTTTAACTCTTTCTCCAGCTTGTTGAAGAATCCAGCGATTGCGCCGAACAGCTTCTCGCCACATCCAATTTATTCGCTCAACTTGCTGATAGGTTTCTGCTTCAACCTGATCTAAAGGTGTCTCAATTTCTTCTTGAGTATCTTTACGTTTTCCAACCGTTGTTACTTTATAAAAGATTCGCTGATCTAGATCGAATGGTACCTGATTAATATTATAACGGTAGGTACACAGAACTCTTGAAGCTGGATTATTAAAATCTGGTAAAATTGCAGGTATAACTTGTCTTAAAGTATGATTAAAATAACCAGAGCTAATTAAAAAGACCTCAGCCGTAGAACCAATGATTCTATAGATTGGAGTAACAACTAAGTTCCCATCCCCATTATCTATCTTCACAATAATATCTTTAGAATCGCTAGCATATTGAAAAGCGTCACTATCTTTAACAATTGGACGGTGAGATGTTTTAAAGATATATTCTTTGCGTTCATTGTCTCCACGACTAATAAAGCTGCCTGTTACATTTTCGTCGATAATAAGTTCATTTTTTACTCGATCTCTAAAAGTAAGAGTTGTTGATAAGATTGAATTTATTTTTTTAAATGGGCCGAATTCACTGTTATGAGATTTATATACATTAACGCCGAGAATATCAAAATCTTGATTATCTGGGTCAACAGCCGGGTTGTCAAAACGGATATCTAGAGCACCTGTTATAAAGGGATGAACACAAAAAGCGTTTCGAGGACCTTTTGGAAAAAGATTGTTTGTCTTTGCTTGCCACACTTATTTTACCTATCTGAGATTACTGAAGACTGGAGCGTAAAAAATATTTCTTGTGAATTGCTTCAGCCGCTTGTGAAAGATCTTCATTACCAATACTTTCGGCAAACTCAACAATTGATTTGCGCATCTCTTCCATAATCTGTGAAATATAGCCACGAGAAATACCAAGCTCTTCCTGAATTTGCTGTGCAGTTAAACCTGCAAAAAGCATATCAAAAATCTTACCTAATTTCTCTTTCTTACTGTGTAAGAAAGCACTAATCTGACCAACGAGACTATGAAAGTCGGATTCATCATTTGCAGTATCGCGAATATCTTCAATTAATTCCGCTGGAACGCCGCCACCCTCTTCCTCATCTGTCACAAGAGATACTTGTCCAACGTCTTTTGATTTTTCATTCATATAATCAGCAATTCTACTTTTAATATTGCGATAAAGCATATTGGTGAATTTACCCAGTTCTGGCTTATAACGCTCAATCCAGTCAGGAAGCTGTGAGAAAACTTGTGCTTGAACTTCCTCTATGTCTGCCCCGCGTAAGCCAGATTTATATAAAATACCTGTAACCATGCCAGAAATTGTAAAACCTTCAGGTATTTGGTCTTCAGGTATGCCTTTCTCGCGGGCTAATTCAAGAAACCAACGATCAATTGCTTTAAGCGTTTCTTCAGATAATCTCTTGAAAAAAGCATAGTATCTAGAACCTTCTCTAACTCTTGAAGAAGTGATCTGTCTATACGCTTTAACAAGAAGATCTAAAGAGGCCCGTTTAAGTGCTGAAACCTTAAACATTTTTGCTCCCTTTCTTTTCATTTAAAGGCGCGCTATTTAAAACGATGCCTTTAATATAGTTCTCAAACTTACACTGCTGATCGTACCACTCTTTAGGGCGATGATCAACTTTTTCTTCTTCAACTACTGGCTCAACTTTTTGCAAATCTGGGTTGTAAGCTGGTGTACCTTCAGGCGAAATATCAAAGCAACCTGTTGATAGAAGAGTGCTTTCTAATTTTATACAAGCCGGCTCTTGTGTAGAGAGTTTAGTTGATTTACGCAGAAGTGCCATATAATACCTCCTGAATTTTATGTTTAATTAGTGAATTATAACTTGTAAACAAAAAGCAAGACCAGTTTTGAGGCTGGTCTTGCTTTGAATAAGTAATTATAAAAGATTATTCAGATTCTTCCTCGGATTCCCCAAGATCTGTAAGAAACTCATCATAAATTTCATCAACGCCAATACCCTCTTTAATCCGAGATTCTAAACCATGAGCTAAAAGGGCTGCATGACATGCGTGCATATCTTCACCAGTATCAGCTATACCATAAACAATATTATAGTCTAATTTAGCTCCAAGTTTTGAAAGAACTTCTACGGCTTTGAGGGCAGCAGCAACTTCCGCCTTCGAGATAGATGCAGCCTTCTTCTCGAATCTACCAAGGACTGCAGACTTCTTCTCGCTTAAAAATTTTAAGAAACCCGCTTCATCCTCTGAAAGAACTTCTGCCAAGAGATCGCGACTTTCATCTCCTGGACGAAGCTGTGGATCTAATTTAAAGTACACATCTCCAACCGCTACATACCAAATCCCATCCTGGAGTACTGCTTTTCCTCTAACCTTCTCCCCAACCAGAGAATCATTTGCAGACTTCTTCTCGAATCTACCAAGGACAGCAGCGATCTTCTTCAACTCTCTGGCTGGGTTCATCTATTCTGACCTCTCAAAAAATCGAGTAACATTTTTAGATAAAGTATTAGTGAATTATAAAAAAAATGTGAAAGATTAAAAAAGAGTCTGATTATTCAGACTCTTTTTTAATAAGTTCAAAATCTCTTTAGTACTTCACTGGATCACTCTTCTGGTTCAGATTTATTTTCTTTAAGAAATCATCTAACTTAACCTTATCGGCAACACCGGCAACAACATCAGTTGTAATCTCTTTAGCGATTTCTGGATGTTTTGTTTTCTGGTTCTCAATTGCTTTTGTAGTTGCACCAGCAATACCAGAAACGTCCTTGAGGTCTTCTTGTAACTGGTCAGCTGTCTGTTTGTTAATCCAACCATGGCGGACAGCAATAGCTAAAGCAAAACCCAAAACAGGCAGCAAAATACCGGTAACAATAAAACTAATAATCTGGACAGTTTCCATAGTTGTACTTGCTTCAAGTAGAATCATTGTCAGTCTCCTTTAAACAAAAAGAGCAACAGCTTTTAAAATCTGCAAAACAGTATAAGCACCATCTTTAATGGCCTCAACTGTTTTGATCTGATCTCTTCGGTCTTTTAGAGCCTCAGCAGCTTTTTTAAATATCTCAGCTGCTGCTTCATCTGTCAAAGCCGAACGCTCAACATTTGGGTCAATCTTATACTTCTTAAGATAGTCACCCGCAGTTAATTTCTGTGGAACTTTCTTAGGGGACTTCTTAGCCATTGATCACCTCATTTAAATTGAGAAATCAGTTTCTGAATTTCAGGTATTGCTTCATTTGTAGCTTTTAAGATTTCCGTAAAGTTATCAACTTCAAGAGTGCTTGAATGCGCATCTTGATGTGCAAGTTTAATAAAAGTTGTTAAATATAGAGATTGCTTGCGTGTCTCAACTACTTGATCTTTAATAACTGCTAAAACCTTCTCACGCTCGCTTTCTTCCATCTGCCCAGAAGCAACTAATTCTGCCGTGTGTTCAGAAATTTGATTATAAAAATTTAAGCAGATTGTTTCTATATTTTTATCTGCTTTAGGGGCCAATTCAAAAGCCTGATCTGTAGCAACAACATAAGCCTCTGGATGCTGACAACCAATTACACAAACAAGAAGAATTGAAACAAAAGATAAGAATCTCATTGCATCTTCTCCTAATCTAAATCACTTGTTAAATAATTATTAGTGAATTATGAAGTTAATCAGACTGTTTAGGCTGTCTTGGATCCCTTAGTGGAGCATTAGGCTCAATCTTTTTACCGCAAAACGGACAAAACTTTAAAGCGAGCAACATCTGTTCACCTTCCCAATCGACCACAAAATCAACAAGATCTACTGGCGTTGGTACATTTGGATTCTCGCCAATAAATCCAACCAAATATTTTTCCCGCATTTTACAACAAAATTCTGCATTCATTTTTTAATTTCTTTAAACAAAACTAAATTTGGTGTCCCAAGTTCTCGTTTTCGCCACAGCTCAATAAAAGCCAAATGTATCTTTGAAAAAGTAAAGCAATCAGAGTCTAGCGTCCCCTTAACAAATCTAAAAGTAAGTAAACGCTCAAAAATAAATTCAGCTTGCAGAAGACGACCATGTAAAAAAGCTACATATTCATTGCCCTCAAAGTTACCTTCAAGCTGCTCTGCGAGTGATTCAATTTCAGAAGTAACATCACTAATTGTTTTTTGAAACGCAGATAGGTTACGATACAAATAACACTCTTTTAAAGAATTTATAACACCTGTTTTAAAAGATGCAGTTTCAGGAGTATGCGGAAGAACATCATTTCGCTCAGCTAGCTCAATTTGCCCTACAGTACAAGTTTCTTTTAAGAGAGCTAACTCGTCTTCATTAAGAAAATCACGCATCTTAAAACCAAATAATTACTGGTTTATGTACCTAAAAATAATTCACTAATTGAACAAACTAATTGACTCATTCATGCGGAGTGGGTCAACCCCATGGGTTGGAGGTGCGTAGGGACGCACCTCCTTATTTTGTCTCCCTGCAAGCAGTCAAAAGTTTAGAAATTTCAGTAACATTATTCATGGGTTCTTTTTCAACAGCAGAAAGTGTAGCAGTAATTAGTAATCTAAAATTTTTATCCCAGCCAAAACACATACTTAAAGTTGCTTGAATTGCAGATGAAGCTTCTCCACTTGACAGTTTCTTATTTAAAAAAGAATTGACATAACCAGTAATTGCTGTCACTGCATCCCTCTCTTTAATTATAACAGGCTTGTCAACATAACGACGAAGTGGTCCACTCCAACTTGCTATTCCCATGTTAATCTCCTTAAAAGATTTTACAAACCACCGAAAGGTGTATTACCTTTTACATTACAAAGTAGACAGTCATCAAAACAAGATGACATTTTGCAAGAGTATGTTTTGTCATAAATTCTTGCAATTTCAAGACAAGACAAAATTCTAGGATAAAGGTGAAATCTCTTTGTTACAAACCCAGTCATAGGGGTGCTATTGAACTTCCCATCAGTACGATAGTCACCCGCTTCATAACTAAAGCCTTTTATAAATGGCATAACTGACCTCCGCTAACCATTGTGTCTTTTCAATCGCGCCATAGGGCACTACCTGGTCCGGTCTTGTCCTTGAACAATTCTTCGATTTCCCGTTTTGACAGTGCGCGGTGTAACCGTTTTTCTTCTGCTTCCCACTTTAACCATTCTTCATGCGTAAGCCGACTTCCTAGTGTAGATCGTTGACGGATGGAGAGACCCCTTTCACGCCATTATCATTTTGTTTTCTCAGTTCTAATCTTTAGAATTTTCTCTAGCAGAGCATGTTCTGCTAACCATCCAGCATATTCACGTCGACTATCTTCATGCCGTGCTGATTTCAACCATGTTACTGGACGCTCAAGTTCTTCCATCTTAATTTCGTATGCCATCTTTATTTCATATGTCTTTATTTTATTTTCTAACCAAAAAAGCGTATTTTTTATTTCTTGTATAGATCGCACTACCATTGGATGCCTCTCCTATTTTGTCTTCTTCACCTTAGGTAACGGACACCAGACTGGAATCTTATTAGTAAGAATCTTTGAATGTCCTCCTGGAGCTGCTATACACCAAGGCCAATCAAATGCTCCACCAAAATCTTTATTACCGTCCGCAGGTCGACAGTTTGGACAGTCTCTACACCGCCTAATTGTCTGTTTATAAATTCTAGGCATTACTTTTCATATTCTCAAAACTATGTTAAAAATAAGCGTGACGGGATACCTCGAAAAGTGGGCATCCAGAAGTCGCATGCGTCTTCTCGGCGTCGATTCGCTTGTGTCTCGCATTCTACAATTCTATTAAACTGTTACACTCTGCCATCAAGTTAAAGTCTTCTCACCTTCTCGAATGTAAGAATCTTCTATTGTTTTATCTGGCTCTTCTTCGAGAACCCAATCAAATAACCATTCATGCCCACAATGTGGGCATTGACAACCATCAACATCTGCAACAGTACAGTCATTGAGGTCACCAAGATCAACATAACAGTGTTTCTCACACTTTGGACAATAAACTTTCTCATACATTGCTATTTCACTTTCTTCCTAATTTCACTTACAAACCGCCATAAGGGACTGCACCCTTATCGGGAATAGCCAAAGGCTTGGGATAGGTGTAAGAAGCCACAATATATAAAACTTTTTCTGTTAAGCCCATGTCAATAAATTCAACTATTTTAGTAGTTTTAGTCCAACCGTTTTGTCCTGTTGCCATAACAACCTCATTTCTTTTTTGATCTCTTGTGAAGCACTAGACGCTTGTCGTAACCAGACTGATTAGGTAGCGTCTTCCTATCATATGGACAGGGGTAACAAATTGCACAAGCACCAATTGGGAGAGAAGCCTCTTTGACTAGAGCATCTTTCTCATCTTCATAGAGACCTGCAATTCTATCACGTGGAAGTTGTCTCATTACAATCCAAATTGTTTTCATTTCTTTATTACACTTTCTTGACAGCTACATGATTTACAGCTACAATTCTATTGAAATCAGTGTACTCCGGAAGCATGGGTCGAATGAAATCTGGAGAAATCTCCACTATCGGTTGATCATGAAGTTCAATAAAACCACGTTCAGTACCACACTTGGAGCATTCTTTAATTATACCGACACCTGGAAGATCTCGGTTACCAGAATGAGAGAGATCTCGTACTGTCACAACAACTGGTCCTTGTTTAGTTATCTGCCAAGTGTGAAACCAGCACATGATTAATCTCCTTCTTGCTTTGAATTCTCATTTTCTTGCTTCTGATCAGCTTTAACCCATTCTTGAACATCCTTGCTAGTTAAACCTGTACCAAGTCTACGAGTTACTTGAGTATATCCGTTAGCAGTCATATAATTAACATGATTGTAGTAAATTAACATCCCTAAAACAATTGTTAATCCAGCCATTAGGGAGATAAAGCATCCTGCAAAAGCAAAGACAGAAAACTGCAAGACATCTTGAAAAGTAGTCTCATTGCAGCCAAGATATTCTCGAAGGCTACGCATTATGTATCTCCTTGTTTTATTTTACTGAGTGCTAATTTTTTGAGCAAGGCAATAGCTACAAACCCTAAACAATCATCCTCATGTTTACCATCGTGATAACACTCACCACCTTCATGATCTATCTCGCAATGCTTACAATCTTTTTTAGGGCGAAGATCATTGCCACAAAGCGGGCAAATATAGTCTGACCCTGTCATTAGACTTACAACTCGTTCCAGCACTCCTTGCATTTCACTAATAATAGACGTTTTCTGCTCATTTACACTACGCCAACCCTCAATGGCTCCTTCAAGTAGTTTTACTTGTGCTTTGAGATTAATCAATTGAATGGAACAGCCACACATAGGACAGTGCTCTGCGTCACCCCTAATTTCTTCACCGCATAATGGACAATGTGGTGGCACTTCTTAATCTCCCTATGAAAATAGTCCAGATACACCTGGCATCTTTCTAATCCGCCGATAACGGCCTGTTAAACGTTTAGCATGACGTGAAATAGAACAAACATCCTGAGCACTATAATCTCTAGCCTCTGCCTCATATTGAGCAGCTTTGTTACAGTAAGCACACCAAGTTGCCGCACGCCTAAAAACTACAGTAACTTTATCTTTTTTATTAGACATAAGAGTTCCCCTACTTTTTCAAGCAACTAAAGTCAATACCTAACAAAGCGGCAACCTCTCCTGTCATTAAATCATTAAGAGCTGTATGCTTCCCCCAGTATTCAGCTTTAAGTTTCTCAAGAGATTTAACAATTTCTCTACCAGATTCTATGGGGCGAAGTGCAACCAAGGATTTTGGATGAAAAATGCCCACATCTTTTATTACAAAGTCACCATTATCTCTAATCCCGGCTATTTCAAAGGCAACGACATAGGGGAATAAATCATACTTGAAAAAACCCATTAGTTTCTGACATTTTTGTAATTTATCACTCATAAATAATTTCTCCTATTCTCTTTTTCTTTTTTACTCCTTTAACTTTCATTTCTTTACTTAATTTTTATCAGTTTCTTGATTTGTATCAAAAGTGTCATGATTATCTTCTAAACCATTGTCCATTTCTTGTTCAATATTGTCTTGCTCTGTTAGATCAAATCTAAACGTTTCTGAGCCTTTATTCAGCATGTCTTGAATTTGCCTTAAGAGTTCTCCATGAATTACAAAACCAGAATTTGCAAGAAGGTCAATAACTTCATCTAAAAGAACATTATTTGGTTGATCAGCATCTATTTGTCGTGAAATATTACACCAGGGATCTGTTATTGCTTCCAGGGGTATTGGGTCCGACCAACCGAGAATGTTACGAACAGTCAAATCACGAATGCCAGTTGTAGCATTACCACAAGGTATTGTTTCGACTAAATTTTCCCAAGCTTTTAAACGCCAAGTAATGATGCTATCTTTAACGTCTTCATCAGAATTACATTCTTTACAAAATTCCTTGTGAGAAAGATCAACTTGATACAGTTCAACACCATTTTGATCGTAAATCTTTTCAATATGAGTAACTCTAAAAAAGGAGTCCTTTCGAATAGTGTCCTCAATATATTTTGCAATCTCCTTTAAAATGTCTTTTCCCTTTAAGGCGTCTTTCTTTTTAAATGTGCCCTCTTTTATAGATGTCAATGACTCAATAGATAACACGAATTCATAAGAGTAAAAACCAGAATCATCTCTTGTTACAAAACTTACTAAAGTTCTATGCTCGCATAATTTTTTAAAATTTAACTCTGTTAATCGCTGTGTAGCTCGCTGCAAAACTTGGGTAGTAATCTCTTCAAGAACATTAAAATCTAGGGAACCTCTAGGTAAAGTTTTAACAACTTCTTGAATCCGCTTTTGTAACCAGCCAATATCCACTGAAGATGCAAAGAAACCCTGAGAGATATTAGCTACTTCAATTTTGCCCTCAACACACTTACGTATGTTCTGTGCAAATTTGCAGAAGTCCTCTTGACGAGTGTCCGGGCCAAATTGAGGCCAATCAAGCTTATCATAGTCAATATTCTGTATCATGAAAGAAGTACTCCTTATGAATTAATGGATTTTACAAGGCTTTGCTACTTCTTATTTTACATTGTATAATTTAATAGTTTACTAATTGTAGTTAATAAAAAATATAGGAGGTTTATATGGAAAAAATTATTACATCTATCAGCCTCACAAAAGATCTGAAAGCGTTTTTGGATCAATTCGCTAAAGAAAAAGGACTTGCACGCAGCACAATTATTGTCTTACTCCTGACAAAGCTAAAGGAAGGAAAGGTGGAGATAATTTAATGAGTGCAGAACAATATGAAAAATGTCCTCTGTGTAGAGGGGGTAAAATTGGTGGGCATATCAAAATACATAAGTAGAAAATTCTGGCAAGAAAATTAAAATCCGGAGCGTGTGTTGAAGCTGGCATATGATCTCGGACTCACAACGCCTGATTTGTTAAACGGCCCAAGATGCACTGAGTTTGAAGTAATAACTCCATTTAAAATAAAATTATAGTTTCGTAAAAACGAAAGATCATAAGTCAATTTTTCCCCAACTGCTTCCTTCTTAATAATAGATTCAGAAATAATTTTATCTTCCTCAACGCAAGCTATCTCATCCCCAACTTGCAATTCACCTATAACAACTTTACTTCCAGATAAACGATATAATTCATGAGCCTCTGATCCTTCAATCCACTTGCCACTACTTGTTTCAAGCCTGAAAATCGGTTTTTTACCTGAAAGAATTATTTGATAAAGTGGAAGAGGCTCAATAACCTTCTCAGTAAAATTAACTGTATCTATAAGAACTCCAACAGCATGTTTATCAACAATATCTTTGACTGAAATCTCTTTTACATTCTCAAACCCATATATCTTTATAGATTCTGGAATATTGTGTAACTGTATGATATTATTACCGGTTATACTAAGGCCAATCCCATAGCGGGGTTGACTTAAGCCCTTCATGATGTGTAAGGAGGCCTTGAACTGTTCTACCATCTTGTCGTACATCGCCTCGGCGTTATCTTTGAGAGCCTCATACTTGCTCATTTTATCTATGTCTAATGAAACTGCGCTAATGGAATAGCTAAATTCGTCGAGTGCCCAGTTGGCCGCACGAGCCATAAAAGCATATGTAGAACCGCCAATGGCGATCATCGTCTTGAGATCAGCCCGCAAAGTATCAAGACTATAATCAGTCTCTGGTGGATACATATTCGTGCGATCTAGTGCCATCTGTAAGTACTCAACTAGTTCATAATCCTCCCAAATGTAACCAAACGTCCTTGTTAAATTCTGTATCTCATCCTCACTACTTGGTGGTGCAAATCTATAATTTCTATCTGGATTATTATCCCTCAATAAAATTCTTAATCTTGAGATTAACGCGGTGACAGCTGGTGTGTAGAAATATGGAGTTAAACCGCCAGCGGCAACACTGAAATCTTCTACCGCCTCCATTTCAGGACTTGAAGAAGATTCCCAGAAATGCCATCTAACGCGGTAAAGACCTACAGGAGTGTCATAAGGGACTTGGTATGGGGCATAATAAAAACCAACACGAGTATTTGCTGGGACCCTCTGGGGTGGGTTAATAACAACTTCCACCCCTTGAGTCATATCCGAAAGAGTATAATAAATGTTATATGCGTTCGTTTGTTGGCCGATATCATTTCTCAGAGTGATATTAAGGTCGTTAGGCCCTAATATCTGACCCCTCTGGAAAGTG